TAGCAACTAATGACACGGCTAACATTACTAATAATGGTTTATTTAAACTCAAGAGGCTCATTAGTCATCGCCCTAATAATATAAATAACAACTAGTGTAACTACCGCGTAGCCACCTATTGCAGCGACTACTTTCCAGTCAGCCTGTGTAGCAAGAGCACCTAATGTTCCGATACTTGTAGTAATCAGTTTATCTAACCAACCAAACATCAATGTTTTTGACTTTGGTGTTGCTTTGATCATAGTTCCTACATTTAGCTCGGGTTCGTTGCCTGCAGCTTTAATTGGAGTATCATACACAAATTCAGCAGCTTTCTTTTTTGCATTAAACCATTGCCCTACATTTGTCATAGGGCTGTAATGCCAGTATTCATATCCAAGCTCTCTCATATATTTTATTGTACGCGGTTTACGAACTCTGTTTTCAAGTTGGTATACTATACCTGATTTTGATCTAACCCATGCAACAAAATGTCCTTCATTTGTTTCTGTTGCACATGATACACGGTATATATCCTGTTTTTTCATTCCGAATACATGATACATAATACCAAGTATTGCATATCCAAAACCGTCGCAATCGTCTTTTAATTTATCGACTAAAAGCATCTTTTCAAATGCGAGTGGATCCCACATGTCTTCCTTATTAAACTGATAACCATCAGGTGTATAATCAAAATGACTCAATGCCCATTTTTGTACTGCAGCCAACTGATCATATGTTGGATTTGCTCCTAGCGTAACATCCCAAAGATTTCTAAGTTCAAGTATTTTTTCATTTAAAAGTTTTTTCTTTACGTCTTTTGATAACTTGTTATATGTTTCATACGTCATTTTTCTTTCCTGTTAATAATTACTTCTGACCCGTTTTCATTACTGATTATCTCAACTTTATCAGACGCTGTGGTTCCTGGCTTATACTTATCAGGACAATACAGAGAGTCATAGTGTGCAATACAACCCTCAACCTGTCCTCTATATTCCGCATTTACAGGCTCTTCATGAATATATTTATCAGAAGGCACTTCTTTATGTTTTTGTGTTTTTTCGCACCCTGAGAATATTGCTAAAGAAATAGCAAAGCAATATATTGTATATTTCATTATTTTCATATATTTTCCTTAGTTAAAAAGTGTATCTGGCAGCTTATCCATGCTCCATCCGATAATTTTATCGCTGCTCAGAGATGAGCATGTAATACTGACGGTATATACATTGTTTGAGTCAATATTTTTCATAACAAGTGGAATGTTTATATTCTGAGAAAATGATATATTTCTTTTTGGTTCATTGCTTATAAAATTTGACCCGCCAATAACGCCATTGATTTGCAGATCAAGAATCTGGCTTGTATTTCCTGCCGTAGACGGTGAAATATATGCTCTAAAAAGCCAATTACCGTTTATTAATGTGCTGTCAACATTAAAATAATTGAATGCATCGGTAATATTAATTGTAGCATATCCTGTAGATGACCCAATTAAAATTCCTGTTGAATCTATAGTCATATCTCCTGATATATCAACAAATTGTGAAAACGAATAATCATCTACATGTTCACCTATATGTCTAAAATCAGAAAATTTCTCTCTTTTAATATTTACAGTATTTGATACTCTGTCAACAATAGAGCCACTGGAATCCTTGATATTCCATTCACCAAGATATGCAACATCTTCTTGAATATTTGGTATTTGAGACTCCTGAAAGTATACACGTGCTACATTGTATGTAGCATTTGGGTCTCCGCTATCCTCATAAACAGTTTTGAATACTGATTCTGTATAACTGTTTCGTGGCTCTATAACAAAATCAGGATGAGAACTACCGTATGAGATTACAGCAACCTGAGTACCTGATGTAATATCATCTTTATAGTATGTTCCATTTCTTGTTGTATCGTCAATACTCCAGCACACATTTGGTTTTATAGTTTGCGAATTTACAAAATAAAGGTCAAACCGGTCTATTTCATTTCCATCTGCATCAAGCACTACGCCATACCGCATGTCAAGCATATAAAGATCAATTTCATCGGACAAGCCATATGTAAAGGTTAAATCTTGCTGAAGCAATACATTTCCTGGATTATCATATACAACAAGTTTTTTAGCTTCTTTTCCACTACCGGTTCCATACTGTTTTACTTTTATCTTAACACCATATGGAGTTACAAGACTTTCTGTTTCATAAACTTCCTGAACGTCAATATATCCCTGGGAAATTTTTAATGCATTTTGTATCTGCAGGTCTACTTCTGAAGTAGCAATTACATCTGGTACATCAATAGTCTGCTCAACTATGGCGCCAGTATCAAACTCTACTTTAACTAGATGCTGTCCAGGCGCCAAATCTACGCTATATTTCTGATCTGCAACTACTACTGGCGTGCCATTATCAATTGTAATAGTTGCACTACCAGACTGCCATACTAAATTTGTTATAGCCATATTATCTCCTTAACCGAATGTTATAAATATTGTATTATCAGTTGTGTTAGCTGGCGTACCTGCTACACCGCCTAGTACTTGCTGAATATACGTAAGTAATGGGACAGTAGTGCCATCAGTCAATAGCACAACTAAGTCGTTAGCAAGCAAACCTGTTATTAACTTGCCGCATCTAGTTGCTACTTTATTGCCAAGCAATAGTTCTTGCTTACCAGTCTTCATTGGGTCGCTTATCTGTAGTAACTCAGCCATGCTTACCTCCTTGCATATAATATAAAACAGCTAGCCCAGCAGTACCAAATACACCACCAAGTATCCACCACATTACTTTAAGCATTGCCTGGCGTAAAGCTTTAACCTCATCAATAGACGCTTTCTTATCCAGCTTATTTTGCACTATAACTAAAGTCTCTTTCTTTTCACGTAAAGTTGCCATAAAATGCTCGTGTCTCATTTGGCACTCTGTGGCAGTACGCGTCAAATGGTCAAGAGTCTTACGTATATTAGCATCTTCTCGTGCAACTATATCAGATAGTTTCTCTATAGTCAAAGTAAGTTTGTGTATAGCTTCTGCATTTTGTTCTGTTATCACTTCAACTATAGTTAACCTGTCTGCTTCACTGCGCTCCATAACCAATCCTTCCTAAGTAATCTATAGGCAATTTTGCATATGTTGGCTTATTGCCAGCGTCTAAATTTTGTACTTTATAACTGCCTAACTTATTTAACATATGCACAAACAACTCATTTGGCATAGGTAATGACGTTTGCCATTTAGACCTGTCTACACTTGCAGCAATACAATTGTCACAAAATTCACTGCACCATTGACCATCTCTTTCCTCGTAAATATCAATACCAATATAATGCAAAGCAACGCCCAAAAAATCATATGAGTCTCCGATATGCACTTCGGCATATTCTAAAGCTTTTTTATAATCTGCCTCTGGCACACGTATAATATCCCACGCTGGGTTATTATATATGTTGTTATATTTAAACCTAGCTACACCATTAGTTAAAGCATGTGACCCTATAGTGTTATAAGGGTCAACTACAAATTCACAATGACTATAGCCTATGCGACCACTAAAGAAGTCTATAAGCTTATCATCGAGCTGCCCATGCTTAGCTTTAAAGAAAGCAATATCTATAGCCACTACACACCCTCAATAAATCCATTATCTTCTAGCCAATGCAAAGCGTCAAAAGATAGGCGTGTTAACGCATCTTCTGGTGTAATCCACTCATTACCGTTTTTATCTGTATAATTAGTTGTGAGCGCAATTATCTCACCTTTATTAAATACATATGCAGAGTCATTCTGAGCGACCTCACCTCCATTAGAAAAGTCAACACAGCTATTTACGCCAATAATCTGACCATTATCGTCAAGCGGCTCGCCACCTTTTTGTAGCGCTAAAGTATACAGAGACGCCTTAACTGCTATCTTTTCAGCCTCATCAACTACACCATTATTATTAATGTCTAGCCTGACTACAGCAAATCTTGGCTTTTCCTCTGGCCCTGCATCCACAAATCCAAATGCCTCTGTTGTTCTATATACTGCTTTTAAACTCATAATAAATCCTCCTGTTCAATTGTTTGTAATACGCTACCAACTGTTTGCATAGTTTTATACAAAGCATTACCTACATTATCAGCATTAGTAGTATGAAATGCGTTATCTGCCGCTTTCCATTGTATCTCGATATCTTTATAAACTTTTCTAAATAGCACATCAAATATATTTGCTAAACCAACTAGCATTGCAGCAGTTACATCGTCAGTGTTTTGGTCTTCTGCTACGCCACGTAATACTGCCCCTATGCTTTTATTATGCTGCCAATTTGCAATAGCTAAGACTGACGTCATACGTGCCTGAGATTTATCATCACCAGCATAAGGTACATTATCAACTACTGTAACTATCTGCTCTATTAATTTTTTCTTTTTAGCTGCTTTGAGCTCGCGCTCCATGTCCTCTAACTCTTGCTGTATCATTTCATCAGTTACTTCTATTGTATTCACGCTAACTCCTAATTATTCATATTACGTTCGCCATCTACCACATGCTCAGGTATATCGGCTTCCAAATACCAACCCATCTCCCAGTCATAATTATCAATTACGTATGGGTCATCACCTACTCTATACCCTGCAATAACCTTTGTAACAGCAACTTTTGCGTATGGCCATATAGTATCATCACTGTTGCCTATAATATACCCATAACGATTATAATCAGCATTATTACTAGGGTCGCCGCCATCATCAAGGAATCTTACAAATTTAACTGTATTTTTATCAGTAGGAACTTTAGACAAACCTCTACCAGTCATATTATACCAACGTGGCGTGTTAGGATAATTGTACCCAGCAAGCAAACAACTAAAAGACTGAGACCATCTGTATATGAAAATATCAATATATACAGAAAACATGGTATAATCAGGAAGCGATTCAGGCAATTTGATAACAAGAAAACCTTTAGTTGTTGATGTTCCTGAGCTTACTCTTGCAAATCTTGGATATACAGTTAAAATACCGTTATGGTATGGTGGATGCAGATCAATAACGTTTAACTCATTTTCTGCATTATAAAAATTTAATCTATTTCTTGATAAATCATATGTAAGCTTAATATTAGCTAACCTATTTTTTAATTGCGTTAAGAATGGTGCTATAACATTAAAAACCCAGTCACGTATAAAATTAGTCGGTGTTGCCATTAAAACCCTTTCTTAGTACTTACTAGAGCCCTCATGCAAGAGCTCTATAAATACTACAACGTATCGTATTTAGCATTTACTTCGTCTTGGGTAAATGTAGCTGACAGCTGATTAGCTGTAACATACTGATCAGTATTCTCTTCCGCTGCTTTACCAACAGTAACTAGTGATGTATCGCCACCTTTTGGGTGATAAGTAACATCATTTCTTTGCGTAATTTTATTAAGCGCCTCTTTAATTTGTACTGGCGTAACAAATTTACCGTCTTCAGTTGCTGTTACTATAGCTGTTACCATATCTACTTGTAACGCATCTGCTGCTGCCTTAGCATTAGCGATAATAGACGCAATATCTAAAGCATCATAGTTGATAGCAAGTACCCATTGTGCGCCGTCCCACTCATATAAACCAGCTGGGTGATCGCCGTCAGTTTGTGTTAAAGTTGCTGTGTCGCCGACTGACACCGCTTTACCGTTTTGATCTACTGTGGGTAGGTCAGCATATGTTGATTTGGCTCCTACTCTTGTACCAAGTTTAGCAATTTGACTAGCCAACTCCTGATCTTTAGCCTTCATCAATACGATAAGTTTATCTATTACTTCTGCTTCTAGTACTGCTTTTAAATCATATGCCATTTAAATCTCCTTAATTATTATATTTTGCTTCTAACTCCGCTAATGTGAACTCTACATCACCTACAGCCTCAGCAATCTCTTTTAATGTTACCGTAGAACCATCATTAAGTGTTACTGTGCCATCTGTAACATCTGGTGAATCACCAGCATACTGACGTACATATTGCGGTAGCGGTATTAGTGTACCATCAATGGTTTTAACTACTAAATCATTAGCTAGTAAGCCATGTACATCTACTATATTACCATCACAATCTGATATTTGTACTACTTTATCACCAAGTAACAGCTGCTCAACCGCTATCTTATCTATGTCTTGTACTACTAAATTAGCCATTATACGCCTTATGTATTTGTAATTTCTACCGTAGCAAGTACAGTACTAGTATCTGTAGCAATAGGTGTAGTGTTAGCAGTTGACACTTTAATGTCAAAATTAACCACGTACCCTATGTTTATAGCTGCATGCTCTAGGTTAACAGATGTAACTGCCGTAACACCTGCAGGAAATGTAATAGTTGTGTCAACTACAGGCATGTCACCATTAGCATTTACTTGACTCTGCGGAATAACGCTAAACACTATGTCAGTATCAACTGTGAATGCTTTACTTAATGTTATATCAACAGGAATATAATGTGGTTCCAGGCCTTGATTTATAGTTACAGGTGCATTTATAGATACTGTAGTGCTAGTATCTATATCTGTATATATAGTCCATCCTGAACTATCAGCCAGCATAAGCTGTTTACCGTCAAGAGACAACCCAAGCGCAACTCTACTTCTTGCAAATTTTTTATAAAATTCATAGTTTGTTTTATCAGCATTTAGTAGATATTGATAAATATACCCGTTATAGCCGTCAATATATAATGCTGAATTATCAGCTGATAGTCTTGTTGTTTCAAGTACTCCTGCATACAAGCTTGGATATGATACGTCAGATTGTATCTCTATTGGAAATGACTCGTTACAATTATTAAAATCAGGGACACCATTATTAAGTGGTACTTTAACCCATATAGCTGAATAGCTACTATCATATTTTCTGCATAACATATATGTTCCATCAGAAGATATAGCATTTTGAATAATATTGATGTATCCAAGATTTGTTTCAACACGTATCATGCTATCCTGTTGTCTTGCTTCATATGTTTTTACCCATGTTCCAAAGTCATCAAGATGCATGATTGCAAAATAATTATATTTTGAACTATCGCTATAGTCATGTCTGGTGGTTCCAACTAAAAGTGTTGTATTTGTATAATCTGATTTTATTGTATTATAATTGTAGTATCTGTCATTATCAACTGGAGACAAGATACTGTACTGTGTTTTCTCAAATACTCCATTTTCATTTTTTTCAAATGTCATAAATCCAAGCCGGAATACATATGAATACGAACTATACGCAAGACCAAGAATAATTTGTACTCTTGTTCCTGTTGACCCACAAGCAATGCCTATTATATTTTTATTATAATATGGACTATTCTTATTTGCACCATAATCATCAATTTTTATCTCTTGTAGCACATCCCCTGTATTGATATTTGCAACAACCAGCGTATCTGCTGCCTCTCCACCTGTATTTTTTGTATAAAATACAAGTTTACCTTCAGGGGCAAATGCAATCTTATAGCTATCATTTACTCCTGATACAAATTCTGAAGTATTGTATTCTCCTGATATTTTAGGGCGATCACCTGAGATTGGAACATATACTGTCTTAACAGGCTGGAATACAGGTTGCACTTCAGATATTTTCTGATTGATGAGCTCTTCAACCTGAGTTAGTGAAACAACAGTATCGTATTCTTTGTGAACAATCACAAAACCTGAAGCACTTGTAATATACCCCGCAATCTTTTTTAAAGTATCATATTCTGTGTCAACACCATCTCTTATTGTTTCAATAGCTGTAGCAGAACTTGCATCAACATATGCTTTATCAGAAATATTATTATTTGCAATATAATCTTCAATCAGTTGATTTACTGTATCTGTATCAACAGAACCATTTGACTGCAATATTAAATCAGCAAGCTCCTTTAAAGTATCTGCATTTTCAGGCAGATCACCACCCTTAAGTGCAGCTACCGCATTTGCTAGATCAGCTTTTGTTGCCATATCATCAAGCTTAAACGCTCTTTGAAATCCTTGTTTTATTACATTATAGTATTCAATTTTCTGCTCTTTTGTCATTATGGTGTCTCCAGTCTGAAGCTAACAAATTTATCATAATCATTACTTACAGCTACATAGAAATCAACTGAATCCCACGCATCATCAGGCTCATTGAGTGGATCAAAAGTTACATCAGTAATGTAATATGGTGCATCGTCACCTATATAGAATCTCTGCTGCGTAACTGAATTAGGAAGTTCAAGATGAATAGAGTAATATTTATCAGAATCAAGCACATTCACAAGTGTCAGATCACTTAGATATATATCATTTCTCACACCATCAATATCATACATCATAACAGGTTTTGTTTCATCAATGTAAGACAACGTATTTTCATTTATAGCAATACTAAAATCAAGTGACACAGTATTTGCAGGTTCAAGATCATCAACTGTTACAGGTTCATCAAAACCGCCGCCTAAATTAGGCAGTGTTGCTAAATAACTATCTACTGCGTCGCGTACTACAGTGTCTGGTAACTCGTCTATTGCTACTGCACACATTGGCCTTGGTATACTCCACACTACAGCTTTAGCTGTGTCATCAATACGTATAGACGGCGTTCTACAAGTAGGTACAACTTGCAATTTTAAGTCATAAGTAGCAAATTTTACAGCTAATTCGTGGCCTGCTATTACTTGGTCCCTAGCAGTAGCTACTAGACCTTGTGCAACTTCTAGTAAATTATTTATACTATCTTGTAATGGTATAAGTTTATCATTATAAATATACTCTATTCTCACAGCGTGCATATTGGCTATATCTAGCTGATTCTGAATATCGCAGCGCAAGTATTTAGCATCAGCTGCAGCCTGCTTAGCTTCAAGACTTGCAGTTATAGCATTATTTATAACGTGTATATTATTTGCTACAAGCTGTAGCATAGGCAAAGCATCTGCCACACTTGCTATATCTGATAAATCCATAGCCTTTATCTTAGCCAATACTTCAGCTACCTGTAATACTGCAGGTAAATTATCAATAAAGTATTTTATGTCAGTAGTATTAAATACAGCTAAAGCCGTATCTATTGCCTCAGCTAGAGTTTTAGTTTCATCAAACGGTAAATTTTTTGCATTAATTTTTGATACAGTTCTGCTAAGGCCATTACCAAGGTCTTGTGTTACAGTACCTTCACCCCATAATAAATCTTCTAGTCCAAGACGTCCAGTGACTATAGCCATTAAAAATCCTTCTCTATAGGCTGAGGCCTACTAAATGGTGTTCTATATTGAACGGTATATGGCACTTTCATAAACTTACTAGTAACCAATTTTTTGTACTTAGCCGCTAGCATTGCATACTCGCTTAGAGCGTCTTTACTAATTCTATCAGCCTGCTGTATACCGCTCTGTGAATTTACTATATGTACTATATATAATTTTATAGCCTCTAGTACATCTATGACAGCGTCTGGCACATCACTATCTAACTCAAAATCGTCAGGTTCATAGGCACAAAGCAGCGCCACTGGTATATAATTATCATAGGCTGCAATAATAGGTAGTATATTACCGTCGTCGCCAATTTGCAAAGTTACGCCAAAAGTAGGTATAGTAGTGTCTGTCACATCATTATCAATAACTATACCATCAAAAGTTGCATTTACATTTGGTATCTCACTAAGCACTGGATATACAATTATTTCCTTAGTTTGCCCATAACTAGGCATAATTTTACGTATTTTATAGCCTGCACGCTTTGTGCAAACTGGCTTACTAGGTGATAGTAAATTATATGTACAATGCTCAGTATACGCCTGAAATACTTTTAATATACGTCTATCTAACTTATACCGTGCTTGTCCAGCTACAACTCTAATCTCAAACATGCCATGAAAGTATAGAGTATCCCGCGCAATAGCTTTAGCAGCCCTATTGAAAAAAGCCAATAACATACTATCACTGTAACGAGTCTTCAGCGAATCGCGCAGGGCGTAACGAAGCTCGCTAGACCCTACGAATAAATCTTGTACTTTCATTAGTCGAATAAGCTCGTTTCTGGTGGTTGAACAAAATCGCCGTCATCTCCAAATACTTCATCTCCACCATCATTTCCAAACACATTATCTAACTCTGCATTTAAAGTATGGCCTGTGTCAGCTGCCTCTTTTTTAATAGGAGGTTTTCTAGTGATTTGAAGTACAGATGTATTCTCATTCGGCTCTACTTCAACATCAATTTCTACTTCTTGCAGATCAACACTATCTACAATAACACCTAAATTATTGTTTTGTAGCTTTTTTGCATCTTTAAAAGGCAAAATATACACAGTGTCATCTTTCAATTCAACAGGTGGTGACACCATACGAGTAGTAAAGTTGACACCTCTGTAATAAAGTAGTGCAAGTGAAGCTGGTAAAATTACTTTTGCCATATTAATCCTTTATAGGCAGACACACTATCGTGTGTATCTACCAATGCTTGCCTCAAGTTCATACAATTCGAACATGACAGAGATGCGACCAGTTTCATTATCACCTGCATAAGTAGGGGTAATAATAATTTCTGTGTCTACTTCAAAATACTTGTTGTATTCCACCGCATTTACAGCTGTTGTAACTGCTGAGCCGTCGACGCCCTCAGCAAAACACTTAGGGTCTGCTTTAGTTCCGATATCAAAAGTAGCACCTGCGTCAAATGCTTCTACTATCACTGGATACACTGTACCAACCACTGTTTTCTCAGGGATGAGGGCTGTTGGATACTGTACACCTGTAGCTGTGTACTCTCTACCATTAGGCATTTTAGCTGCCAATGTGGCCACCAAATGCGTTTGCTGGTTCTTTTTGTCGTTTCTCAGCATATAAGAAAGCTGAGTTTGGTCTACGATTTGTCTTGCCATTTTATCTCCTTACCCTGCAATGTACGTATCAACTACGAACATACCAAAATCTATACCAGTAAGTGCCGCTTGCCCTTGGTAATCTTCTGTTTCTGCTTCGAGTTGTGTTTTTTGGCCATTGCTATAAACAATGATTGCGCTCTCAGAGTCAATTCCGAAATCTTCAGACTCTTGTAGCTTGAAATCAGGTGATTTACCACTGGCTAATTGAATTGCCGACTGCCCAAGTACGATAGCTCTACTGATTTGCTTCTCACCTTCTAGCGTAAATGTCTTCTCACCTTGGTACACACCTCGTGAGTTAAGCATTCTCATGCCAGACGCAATAACAGAAGTTTTGTATTGTGCTTTACTTGAACTTGAACCGTAAAATGATGGCGCCGTCACAATGTCAAGTAGTCCAATAGACCCGATATATCCTTGAATGAGTCTGTTCTTTTGCCCGCGCACGTCGGCATGTTTCATAATATCTTTCCACTCAGCATCCTTTCTTAGCTGTGCTTCTTGGTAAGCGTCGATAATCATAGTATAGCGCCCACCATAGTTACCAGATACTGGAATAAGTGGCATTCTATCTCTACCAACTGCGAAGCCTTGTCCTGTACGGCAAGTAAGTTCGATCTCAGTAAGTACATCTACTGTAAGTACATCTGTATCTGTTAGATCTGCAAGTGTACTTCTTTTGTTTGGTCTCCAAATATGCGTAGGTTCTTTACCGTCAGCAAACCCTTGCGCAATATCAAAAATACGCTGGTTTTTATTCTTAGTCCAAAGCTCACCTAGTTTACGTACTGAGTCACTGTGTTGTGCAAGGTCAATTGCATCAATATTCTCAAGGTCAAACTCATCACCGTTATGAACTACGTATCTACCGCGCTCAATTGTGATCATGCTTGAGAATTTTTTCTTAGTTTCACCGTATCCGTATGCCTGCTCTTTACCTCTACGGCCTTCATTTGAAAGGAAACCGTCAAAGTCAAAAACTACTGTATGCCCATCGCCTGCAGAAAAGTCTGCCGCTTGATATACTGCCGCATTTTTATCATTACCAATGTAAGCTGCCCAAAAGCTCTGCTCCATAATTGGAGTGATACCTTCGCGCAACCACTTTTGTCTGGCGAGTTTATTCTTATATGGAATAACGCCAGTCTGCCCACTAAATCTATCCATTGTTGCTCCTGTTTATACTTAGAGAATATAGTCTCTAGGATTTAAAGTTTCATCAGCCTCGCGTTTTTGCGAAGGCACAAAATCTGCCCCTGCTACGGTGGTTAAATCAAACTCTTCCGTAGTAGTAGGAGACGTCACCGACTTTGCGGCCTTCTCATATTGTTGTGCTAGTTCAACTACTCTTGTCGCATCTATTTTACCACTCTCATATTGCTCAATCACTACTGGCGGCACTAGTTTTGTCAAGTCATCTTTTAAGCCTGCATTTTGTGCTGCGTCATTCAGCATCTGTTTTAATGCCTGTGCTTTTGCCTCATCAGCTTTCTTTTGTCGCTCTTGCTCCAATTTCTGCTTATACTTCTCTAGTTCAGTCGCGTACTTCTCAGGGTCGGACTCCTTGAGCGCATCAATCTCTTTTGGCACCTTCACGCCTACCGTCTCAAAAACCTCGATTTCAGCGTTTTTAGCTGCTAGTTCTTGCGCAAGTTTCGTTGCGTATGCTTTTGTATCATGTAGTGCTTTATGCGCCGCCTGTACTGCTTTCAATGCCTCTTCTGCGTCCATATACTATCCCTTTGTATAAACTAATAGTTATATTATACCATAAATCGCTTAAACTAACATTAAATTAGCTTAAACGAATATTAAATTATATTATTAAAATTTATATTTAAAGTAAGCTTGACAAGTATTGCTATATAATGTTTTATATTCTAATGCATGATGAGGTAGATATGGCAAAGAAAAAACCATTTACACGTGAAGATATGGCAATTATTGCCGCCATACAAAAAGGCACACCACGGCAATTTGTTATTGACAAGTACGGTATCACACCTACTCGTTATGACGAATTGGCTAGTTTGGACACACAAGTAGAAGCAGACATAGACAGAGCTGTCGATAAACTTGTAAAAAATAAAGAGTTAATTAATGCCGCTGAGAAGCTTGGTGTTGATTTCGTCGAGGAACTACATGGCCTACAGCGCCTTGATGAGAATATGCAGCGTTTGGCAAATGATATCATCAATAAGCTTGCTGTACAAGTAAGTAACTGTGATAGTGCTGTTGAGATGCTCACAATAATACAAGGTTTTGTTATGATGCGCAAGGCTATGTTTGCCACAGGCCCACAAGTACAGGTTAATAACTTCACAAGTATGCCTGCCATTACCTCACAAAGAGTTTAATATGGCTATGAGCGTCTCACAAGATCGACTAGTTGAGCTAGTGCCGCAAGTAAAAGATTATTTGTGGGTTTTTTACACTGAGCCTGATAATTTTGATGACATGCTCAAAAATTATGCTCCAAGTAAGTTGTGGCGCCTAAATAATCTGTACAAAGTTGTTAATAAAGAGGGTCAGCTCGTCCCATTTATTATGAATGAAGCCCAACTAGAGGTGTACAGTAAGCGCCAGACACATGGCCGCCAGCTAATCCTCAAATCGCGCCAGCGTGGTATAAGCACGTACTATTTAGTTGACTACTTTGATGATGCCATACACATACCGCACTTCACTGTTGGTATGCAGGCCCAAGGCCGTGAGGAATCAGCCACACTGCTTGAACGCGTCAAGAGATTATGGGAAAATTTGGACGACAACTACAAAATGTACGCTTTGGGTGGCCTTGAGCGTGTTGCCGATAGCACCACCAAGCAGGCATTTAGCAATGATAGTAATATTTACATTCGTACGTCGTTCAGATCTGCCACTCTGCACGACCTCCACGTATCTGAATTTGGTAAGACGGCAAGTAAGTATCCGGACAAAGCCCATGAGATTATATCTGGCTCACTAGAGGCATGCGCCCCACGGCGCGGTAATAATATTTGTATTGAGTCAACAGCTGAAGGCGAAGATAAATTTAAGGCTATGTGGGATGAGGCCACAAGTATACCTGATGAGCAGCGCTCACCTGAAGATTTTTTGCCTATATTTTTATCGTGGGTTGACGACCCAGACTGCGTCAACGACGTGTATCAGCCTTGCACCAAGGAGGAGGAGTTATATTTTATACGGCACGGCATCACCGATCAACGCAAGAAAAACTTCTACATTGCCAAGAAGCGTAGATTGGGGCCACGAATTACAAAAGAGTACCCAACTACCGCCGATGAGGCCTTCCAAGCAGCCCTCGAACTATCGTTTTACGCCAAGTACCTCCACTTTATTGAGCAGCGCGGTGGCATTGTTAAGGGGCTTTATGAGCCAGCGCTGCCTGTCTACGCTGCTGTTGACTTGGGCATCTCAGAAACAGACCTATTTTGTGTTGTTTACCTACAAGAAGTAGGTGATGACTTGCGTATTATCGGCGAAGATTACGCCTCAGACGAGGCTATTCCTTATTATTGTGATCTTATGCGTCGTCGAGAATGGGAAATTGAGAAGGTGTACTTACCACACGATGCTATGGTCCGCTCGCTAAATGACAAGAAAACCAGGAAGCAGGCATTTATAGAGGAAGGTTTCCGCGTAGAAGTAGTGAAGAGATCTGGCCTTATGGACGGTATCGACAGAGTCAGACAGTACTTACCAGTCACACAAATTGATGAGAGTTGTACAATGGTGCGTAAAATGCTCATCAACTATGTGAAGGAATGGGACGAAAAACTACAACTAGCAAAAACTACACCAAAGCACAACTTTTGGTCGCATATGGCTGATGCTCTAAGAACTGGTGTAATGGGGCTCAAGCATACTAAAAAGCGTAAAGTAATCGATACTTCGGAAAAAAGCAATGCTAGCATAAAACAACGTCGTAAAACTATAGAGGCACGCCGTCGACGACTTAAACGGGCAGGTGGGATATAATTGATATAATAAAAAAATTTATATATAGCCCATAGGACTTCAAAATGGGCCCGTATTGGCCAAACTAAGCTCAACTAAGGGGTTTTATAGGGCCTAGGCCTAATTGGCCTTAAAATTAAAATTTATATTTAAACTTAGTTTAAACTTTCTAAAATTACCGGAAAAATATTATATACGCTGCCTATTACCTACCTAATTCGTAAAGACGTCGTACGTAATGGTAAAATGGCTATAGGTAAATGTATTGATACTACTATTACTTATGCACTTAATACTGCGCTACAAAAACATATACAGTATTTATATGAAAAACAAAAATGGCAAGAAAAATCTTACCTATAATAAAAAGCTATGAAAAATTTTTCGTGGTGACATATTTATATACTGCATTATTATTTATAGTGTTAGGTAAGAAAACCTTACCTATAATAAAAAGCAATAGCAGCTGGTGGCATTTATAGTGAGTTAGGTAGAAAATCTTACCTATAATAAAAAGCTATGAAAAATTTTTTGCGGTGGCATTTATAGTGAGGCAGGTAAGAAAAATCTTACCTATAATAAAAAGCTATGAAAAATTTTTCGTGGTGGCGCCTCGGTAAACCTCGGCCGGTCGCAGCATATTTAATTTTTTGATGCACCCTGGGGGTATATTTAATTAATTAAGATAGCCACCTTAAATTTATTTAAATAGCTTCACTATTTTAATTATTATTGCAGATTAAAATAGCCTTATTATTAAACAAATATTAAATATTTACACTAATTTATTTATTTAATATTAATTTTATGTATATTAATTTAATCTTAAATATCGACACTAATTTATTTATTTAATATTTATTTAAATATTTGCATTATATCATAATTATTATTAAAATTCGATTAAATAAATAGATTAGTATTAATACAGAAATTTAAATAAAATTTAAAATAAGTAACGAATATATTTAATTTATTTATATATTTATGCAGCGAATTAATATAAATTTAATATAATTTATGCTATAATATTATTATATAAAAAATAAGAATATATATAATTTATTTATATATAAAATTTAAACTTATTTTTTATATATAATTGTTCTTTAATTTATCATTGTCAATAAAATTGTCAAGTGTTGTTTAAATAATCATTAATCTGAAACAATCAAAAATCACACTAAAAAGGATACAAAAATGACTAAGAAACAATTACTTGAAATTGGGCTAACTGAAGATCAGGCTATGAAAGTTCTAGAGATTGCACATGCACACAATGACACTAGGGCACATGCTCCAATCTATGATGGCGACAAAATCATAGCTAAGTGGTGCTCAAGACACAAACGATATGAGCCAATTGAAGTATTCCCAAGAAATTCAAGAGCAAAAGACGGTTACTACAGTCACTGCAGATTTGCTGAGTCTCATCTTAAGAAAGTAACTAGAGACATTGAAAAGTTGAAAGCATCCGCTTTTGACGAAGATGCAGATATTGAAGCCATCAAGAAAGATATAAAACATCTTGAGTCAATCAAGCACGAGTTTGATGATACAGGCTTCACTAAAGATCAATTGAAACTTATCAAAGAATTAAACTAAGCTACTTCAACACTTGACAATTTATTAAGTGACTAGTCAAAAAGACTGGTCACTTATTTTTTATAATATTTAGGCACCTGCGCAAGTAGTGTTTGTAGTAGGCCTCTCACGAATTCCGAGAATATTAAGTTGCAACTGTAAGCAGCTGGGTATCACTACCTAACAATAAGCAGTTCCACTTGCGCAAGCTGTATATACTACCTGCGCAAGTGCCTAATATTAATAAGCAGCAAGTAATAGTTATTATTACTTGCTTATATGCTATTGACAAATTATAGCCTCTGGATATGCAGCATGATATAATGATATAATTAAATCACACGTATCTTGTGCATCTTGTGACATACGTACATGCTTAAATACCTCAGGTTGTCTCTTTTCAAGTAGCTGCAAGGTAGACACAATATCATCAAGTGTCCATTCATCTGCTGCAGTTACATCGATATGCATAAGTACAAGTGGCCCATCATCATAAGCGTCATATTGTATAAATTGGTCACATTTTAAAGTAACATCCGAATGTGTGGCTGTAAGGCTTGCAACCAAAGCTCCTAAGTCACTTGGTGGTATGTTGTCCATATCAATTAAAATAGTAAGTTTCTGCATAATGCATCCTTTATAAGTTTTTTTATAAACAAGTAGTTAAATACTTATTTATATTATATTATATCATAATTTTGCTTAAACTAACATTAGTAAGAGTCTTAATGCCAAATATCAATATTAGTAAGTCGCTCGATTAAAGTCTCTGAGCTTGGCTCCTCACTACCAAGCCACCAAAATACAGTAAACTTGTCGTCAGCCTCTGCATAAATTACCCATTTATCTGTCTCACTAGTAAAGTACATGTAAACTTCATACATCTTACCATTGGCGGCACTTACAATCTTGTTACAAGTATTATGACTACTTGCTACATATGTCTTATTAACTAAGAATGCTTGCACAGTTGATAACCATTGCTCTGGTACTACCAATTTATTATTTACTAAGTACACTTGTGATAGAGTCTCTACTTGAATGTCACATAAAATATCTTCAGTCTCCTGTGTCCACTCTTCAAGAAACTCGACTACATAGTAGTCAGCATCTTGTGGCTTAACTTTCATATTAAACTCGGCTACGGCAAATTCTACTATATAAGTAGGCACATACAAGTAGCCTTTGTGTGTTATAGCAGGTTGTAGATTAGCCACTTCTAGCTCAGTCAACTCAGAGATTTCAAATTTCTTGTACATCATGTGTCCTTTAGTAGGTAATTTATATACACGAGCACTTCACTCGTATTTATATTTATATTATATCAAAATTTTGCTTAAACTAACATTAGCAGGCGGTCCACCGCACGCAGGCGGTCCACCGCACGCAGGCTGCCCACTACACGCAGGCTGTCCACCACTGACAAGTACGGCCTCAAAGTAGCGAGGAGGCAGCAGTCTACATACTACGCAAATCTCGAGAAAAACTGGGGCAAAACTAGGAAGCACGGGATAACTACACTCGCTATCCCGCCGCGCAGAAAAACATTGAATTTTTAGGGGATATGGGTTTTAACTTCGCTGTATATAGAGGTGAAATTTTTTATATATCTACACCGGGTTCAATTATATTAATATTATTTTATTTATATATTAAATTTAAAATAAAATAAATATATATATAAGGGATATTATATATCAATATCTAAACTAACATTATCTACTTTCACACTTTAAAGCTGAATACGGGTCAATGGCACAAAGGTATACCAAATCACTGGTTCAGCGTAAAAAATCCGTTTCGGTGCAAACTATGCACACCCATGGAATTGCCCCAGCTTTTAGCCAACGCCGCGCAAAGTGCACCGACTTTTGAACCAATTTCTATCAACAAGGCCACTACCTCATTCTTTGCGAAACCTGTAATTTATCCCTAATGTTAGTCTAAACAAAACTATGATATAATAAAATATTAAGATAGTTGAACCTGCTAAACTACAGTTATCTTAAACTTTGTACATATTATAAAGGAGAGGCAATGCAAAATATTCTAACCTACTTAATAGCCAATCTTAATATAGACTTAGCTAAAGTAGCGTACGATAGAAAATCAGCGCTAAGAAAGCACGCAGTAGACATAAACCCACACTATACAGGACAGTCTAATCTAAATACATCTATATCAAGAGGGGGCGAACTCACACAATTAAAGCCAAAGAAAGAGTTCAAAAACCTCAAAATTAAGCCAGGTAGTAATGTACGGCGAGGTGACCACGTAGTTCGTGTGTTCTTAGAACAGCAGTCACAATCTACAATACCTGAGTTTATAGTCATAGATATAGACAAAAATGCTAAAGACGCCGTCAAAGCGCTAGCATCAATACTTCCAGCAGTTAAAAATACATTCATTACTTACGGCTCTTCAAAAGATAAAGTGCACATATGGTTCAAAGTGCCAGACATAACTAAGTACGAACCACTAAATAACATATGGCCTAAGAGAGCGAAGATAACTACTTCAGTAGCGCGAGGAGATACGACGAGCGAGACCTCAGTAGCGCGAGGAGATACGACGAGCGAGACTTCAATAAACGGCACACAGATAGTTGGTGACTACTTGCCATCAGGATTTGTGTTTGAGGGGTATTTGCGCTATTGGGATGCAGAGACAGGTACTCTTAAAGATGAGTTGTCAGATGAGTGGATAGCTCAAAACAAACCGCTACATACACTCACTCAGTCCGATATTGACATAATCAACACCTACTTGCTGGAGAAGACAAATGAGGAGCTAGCATCACAAAATCACTATACTTCAGACGATTTATATTCGTACACTGACGCAGAGCTAGCGGGTTATATACAAGCATTCGTACACCATGGCTACAATTTAACAGTCGACGACTTAAAAAAGTTGGAGGGTACGCCGTTGGCGCCAATAGTGCATAATAAGTTGTCAAAGGATGGGTGCACATCAGAAGGCCTATGCGCAATCTATAATAACATATTCAACCCAGCAGCACCAACACACGCCAACGCAAATGTGAAAGCAGACGCATTCTACGCAGCTCGCAAAGTCACACAGTATCACAAACCGCCGACGACACTAGTTAATAGTATGCGTAATATTGGTATGCCAGTGCTCGAGAATAATTATACTTACTACAGGACGGCAACATTGGCCTGCTATTCACAAACATTACTTGATGAGGAAGAGCGCCAAGCATTGGCAGTATTTTGGCTAAAGGACTTTATACTTACAGCGCCGCAGTATAAACAATTTACAATCGACAACTATCTAGCTAAGTTTTGGACGTTTGCTGAGAATACGCTACCTAAGGAAGAGGCTCCAGTGTCTGAGTCAATAGACCCAAGTGCGCATATACAATACCGCCAGCCGGGTGATACAATGCATATACTACAGCAAAAGAATAAGCATAACCTCAATGTGTACTCACTAAATAACGAGATGGTGTATATGCGTGGTAATAAAGTGTACAACTACTTGCCGACAACTACATCATTAGGTGAGATTACATACTTTATGTATGACCCAAAGCAAGATGAGGTGCTGCTACAATTAGCCACAGATAAAATAGACCTAAGATCGCCAAGGTTTGTGCAAAAGCACTTACAAATTAAAAAAGCAAATGACATGGCTGCTCACTATGGTGCTGAGACAGTGGACGCACTAGACTATAAAACGCGTAATAAAGTGATGAAAGCGGCAAAAGAGCAGGTGGATAAACTACTTGACAAATTGCATACTTTGGAGCCAGTGCAATTAATAGCCTCAGTACAACGCCAGCAAATAGGCCAGTTGGATTTGACAGTGCAACCACCAACATATAATAAGATACCTACTACACCTGCTCAGATGGTACAACAAAATGAGCATATAACTATAGATGAAATTAAGTCAAATATACTATGGCAACAATATTATTATAGTATACCAGAAGCAGTAATAACCAATAGGCATGGCAAGCAAATATATATGCACAATAATACGCCATTCACACAGCTTACTTGGTTCCATTTTATGTTATCAATAGCATTATATAGCCAACACATGTCGCCAATGGGTGTGTATGTGTTTTATGGTGAGCAGGGGGCAGGTAAGTCAAACATGACGTCGCTGATACCGCGCCTATTATTTGGGCAGACAGCGCAAGAAGTACAAGCTAAGCAAGTAGTTGGGCGCTTTAGTCCAAACTTTGACCAGATGCGTATAGCCACACTTACTGAGGTTGAGTTTAAGCAGCAACAGCTAAGTGCAGAACTATATGAGAAATTGAAGATACTTGGTGACTATAAAGTACGGTATCCCATTGAGCGTAAAGGTATGTCAATTCGTGAGATAGAGTTGGACCTAATGGTACTTGTGACGTCAAATTATATGCCTAAAATACCAGACAAGCAAGATCGTAGGTGGTTTCCAATAGAAATTAAGAGGTCACAGGATATGCCTTCACAAGTACTAAATAAGCTACAGTCAGATCTACGGCATATGCGACCAGAGCATGAAGACGTACTTAATTTTGCTAAATACTTAAGATGGTTGTTTGATAATAATTACAATCGCTCAGAACTAGAGGTATACTTTAAAACTGAAGTTCCAACCCCACCAGTAAAACATCAAATCCAGGAGGCTAGCATAGCATCAAGCAAATCACTGTCAGATCATATACAAAAACTAGAGGTTGCGGATATGTTCGACTATACTTCTGATGATAGAGAGGAAGAGTATTTGCAAGCAATACTTGATAGGCCCGCAATATTATATATGCTGGACGACTCGCCAGCAAAAGACGATAGGCTAATCATACATAGGGCAGATGTTACATTTTTAATAAATATATCATTATCAGAGGGGGCGCGCTCAAAGGTCACATTTGATGAGTTAGTGCAGCCATTTGAGGATGTGCGAGCATGCCAAATGCCATACGCTTTAAAACCATGGTCGCTTAAGAAAGTCAATGACATAGTGAATGACTTTACTACAGTAAATAAGATGTTTAAAGCTATTGATCAAAGTCCATGGCATGAGCGCGGTAGATTTACTAAGTCGTTGGCCTATGATTTATTATTACCACATAAGAGCCACTTAAAGCAGTCAAAGAATACAGATTGGGTATCTACTTATGTACATAATGATATTAAGAAAGAGTTTCAGTTAGAGTATAAAGCTAAGCGTGCTGATAAGTTGATAGAATTAGCAGATAAATATAATGTAGTACTTATGACACCAGAATTATACAATTTAATAAGTAGGACAGTTGGACAGCTTACATTTAAAGATTTATCAGATAAAATACTAAATTCTACGTTAGATTGGCGAGCAGAAATAACAAAAAGTTTAGCCAGCAGCTCGACTAATGAAGGTTTAAGCTAAACTATGGTATAATATATTTTAATATAAGCCAAAAGCTTATTTAATGTAAATCAAAAGGAGAATATTATGGCAGACAATAAAGAGAAAGAGATTACTTGTGAAATACTAGTTAGGGATTATAATACGTTAGATTTAGTTAATTTACTAGAGCCAATGTCAAGTATAAACTTACAAATTAAGCAGTTCACAAGAATATATAACGGCGTAGCTGGTAGTTTGGTTGATACTATCTATAGTATTAAAGCTAAGATTACAATCACTAACTACTTACGTTTAATGAGAGATATGTATGTAGATATTTCTAAGTTACCTACTTACACACAGCAAATATGGGCCTCAACAGTATTTGTATATGCAAATGACTATATGTTTGAGGTTAATGGTAAATTATATACACGTGAACAACTATTAAAAATGTCATTTGAGGTAAACCCACCAGTATTGTTAGATGAAGAAGAGCAACAATGAATACTTGGTGTTTAGTACAAATTATATAAGGACCATTTTATGCAGATAATTAAGAAAACACCTTGTAATAAAGCATTTACATCAGATATTAATGCACTTAACATAGTGAGTAGTATGCTGTCTATTGCTACGTACTTGGACCAACAGGATAGTGAACAACCAGGATTATTACCTAAAGACTTTAGCTATCCAGACGGTTATAAAGAGATGCTAGACAGTACTATAGAGGACTTAACTAAACGTATGAAGGCTACATTATATGAGCATATGTCACCACTGTGTGCACGTAAAGTGAGGTCATTCACTCATAATACTATGCCAATTATACTTGAGGTAATAGCCAAGGATAATATATCACTTGAAGTACTTGGTATGTATATTATGTACCATAAATTTGTGGGTAGAGAGGTAGTGTATGAGCCATTCTATGAATATACAGATAAAGAACAGTATGCTATAGTAGTTGATACACTAGACACAGCAGGTTTCAAATTATTTGATAAGATTAAGATGCACAATATAGCGAAGCGCATTGTAGTAGACTATCTACTATGAATATAGCGAAGCGCATTGTAGGAGAATATTTATGAGCGATAAGTATGACAGTATACTAGCACCTATAAAAAGCGAGCCAAATAAAACTGTACTTGATACTTTCAAGGCATTTTTAGAAGATGAAGACGAAACAGAAATGTATGTATCCGGGCCTGGTGGTACTGGTAAAACTGAGCAACTAGCTCATATGGTGCGATATTGCTTAGACAATGACATTACCTACCTAGTTGGTGCGTATACGCATAAAGCATGTGATGTATTAAAGAAGCGTATATTTGCTGAGGGCTACGCATTAGCACCAGTAAAAACTATATGGTCGTTTTTGAAAAAGTCACCAGGTGTTAATGAGAATGCGACAAATATTAAGCATGTGACAGTAAGTAATAAGCGTGGCGAGCCCGAGATAGTTAGAGTCATATTCTTTGATGAGTACAGTATGATTAGTGAGCAGGACTACTTTGACATAGGTAGTATACAGACGGACGATGATGGTAAAGTAGTTACGAAGCTAGTATATTTAGGTGATAAGATGCAGCTACCACCTGTTGGTTCAGCTAGAGCTATATATCCTAGAGGTAAATATCAAGTAGAACTGACGCATAATTATAGGGCTGACGATTGCCTGCAGCCGGTACTTACTACTTTAAGACAAATGAAAGAGACGGGTAAGATTATTAGACTGCCAAAAGTACCATGTGTACACAGAGGAGCGGAGATTGTGGCTGAGTATTGTGTTAAGGCTATAGATAGGCGCGAGTTCTCATGCTTGATGGTTGCGTATACTAATGCTAAGACTGATACATTAAATATGTTAGTACATGAAAAAATGACAGGTAGGCAGTCTATACAAGCAGGTGATAAAGTAATACTTGACTTCAATAAAACTATGTATAAGTATAAGCCATTTACGCCAGACTTAGCAGAAGAGTTTGACTTTGATACACGTGATAAGTATAAAGGCGGCATACTTAAAAATGATAATAAGTCAGTACTTACAGAGTCAAATGATAAATATGGCAGTTTAAATATACTTGAGCAGCTTATTGCTGACCTACCTATAGAACTACTACAATTGCAAGGCAGGCAGCACGCTGTACTTAAGCCTGCAATTTATGGCTATGCTAAGTTTAATGAGATTAAGAAACAGCTATCTGAGGAGGCAGTTAAGCATAATAACTTAATTAAAGATAGGTACAAATGTCAAACTGTGACTGAGTTTTGTAGAGAAAATAGGAATTTACAAGAAGTACGCGCCCGTAACTATGCTTGGCGTATGTATATGACATTCAATGAGTTAGTTACTGCATTTTCATTACCGTATGCTAGCACAGTGCATAAAGCGCAAGGTAGTACTTATGACTATGTGTTTATTGACGGGGCTGATATGCTTACTTTATACAAGTATAATGCCATGGAGTATGTGTCATTATTTTATACAGCAGTGTCACGCGCTAGATATGAGGTGTATATCAATAATTAGATATATTTAGTTGTGAAATTTGGTATAAAATTTAAGCTAAATTTAAGTTTAAACTAGTACTTTTTAATGTTAGTTTAAGCTTTGGTGTGATATAATATATTTTGAATATGGGCGAAGTCTATAAGTTTGAATATGGGCGAAGTCTATAATTACACTAAATCATAAAGGAGTCAAAATGACAAAAAAAGCTGTTAGAGAAAAGCTGGATGCAGCACTTAAGGTTGGTGAGACTATCACTCAAGAGAGAAAGAAAGAAATTCTTGATTTGTTCGCAGCGCAAGGCGGAGCAGGTAGAGGTAAGCAAAATGTTGAAGATTTAATCAAAGTAGAGAATGGTAAAACTGTTGCAATTCTTGATACAGTAGCAAATGTATGGCTACCGGCTGATAAAGATCTCTTCTATGAAGAGAAAGTAAATCCAGACCCTAAAATGAACGGGCTCAAAAATCACTCTAAAGCAAGAGAGAAGCTTGTTAAAGAGCACCAAAAACTTAAAAAGCACATCAAAGATCTTATGTGGGAAGGTGTCATTCAAACAAATGCTCTCACAAGAGAAGAGATCAATATGCTTACAGAAAAGTTGCCTAAAATCGACTATAGCCGTATTGTACCATTCGGGCAGCCAAATGCTGGCGAGATCAAGCCTTCTAAAGAGGTTGAAGCATTCGAAGCGCTTGTAGAAAAAGCAAAAGCTAAGATTGAAGCTAAAAAAACAACTGCTGACGAAAATGCAAATAAGTCGGCGCCAAAAGCGCCAGCATCAAACCCAAGTATTCCAACTAAATAGTTGGTTGATAGAGCATCCTACGGGGTGCTTTATTCAGCTAGCTAGTCACTAGCTGAGCATAAACAACCTTCCAAGTAAGTCTTGTGTCTTTTGAGTGTGATTTATCACTTTCCTTTAGCTGTGGCCGGCCTTTCGCATTCCTTTTGGCCGGTCATTGTTTATGCGGTGCATAGCTATGGCGTGGCGTTTATGCGCGCTAGGTGCAATTCCTAGCCACCGCTAATTTATCGCAAAGCGAATATTAGGAGTAATGCAATGGCAAAAACTAGAGTTACTACCCCTAAGGGTGAATTGAATTGGGTTTTTATTAATGGTGAAGGTTCATACAATGAGCTAGCAGAAAAGTATGAGTACAAAGCTACGCTTACTATGCCTATTGATGACCATGAAGCACAAGCTTTTAAACAAAAACTTGATGAGTTGTGGGAAAATTCACAAGAAAAAGCGCAGTACGAGAAGGCGTTTGCAGAGGCTAAACCTGCGATGCAAGCTAAGTTTGAAATTCACCCTGGTTATGTGATTGATGAAGACGATCACGGTAATCCTACAGGTACTATCAGTTTCCGCTTCAAAACTAATACAGAATTTGAAACCAAGAAAGGTGTTAAACAAGCCAAGATTGATGTCTATAATGCACAAGCTAAGAAAGTAGATCTCGGCGACACTAAAATTGGTAATGGTTCTATTGGTAGAATAAGTGGTACAGCAATGACATGGTATAGAGCGCAAGCAGGTGGAGTATCACTTTACTTGTCAAGTATTCAAGTCATCAAACTAGTTGAGTACGTAGAGAACGAGTTTACTGCTGAAGAGGATGGTGACTTTGTATCTACAGAAAACAATGAGTTTACTGGTGTACCTGTTGAGGATACAGACGAACAATCACCCGATGTAGGGGTGTAACATGCACAACCACATTAATGTGGCGGTACCAGAGGAGTATGAGCTCCCTGGGTTGCCGACTTCTCAAATAAATATTGACTACTTAGATATGACAGACATCAATAATATCTTATTTTTTATTGATAGCATACGTAGTTTACCTGATAACCAACTTATAGTATGTGATACAGAGACGTATGATTACACACCTAGTTTTGAGCATCCTTTATTTTATAAAGTAGACTCAAAAGGTAAGTCCAAGCCTATACGGCTACTTAGGCTAGCCTCATTATACATACCTACTTATAATCTTAATCAAGTATACGTGTTAGACTTTGGTACATTGCTTAAAGATGATGATATTATATGTACTGAGCTAGTTAAGACAGAGGTTTTAGATGTATACCAAGAGCTAGTGGATGAGTTATACAGGCATACAGTTATTATGCATAATCATGCATTTGATGTAGCTATGTTAAAACCTAACTATTTACCATATATGCTAGAGGATACACTGTACTTAGCTAGACAGGCATTTCCATACGCAGAGTCAAAAGGGCTTGAGGCATTAGTTGAGGGTATGGGATTACAAAAGTACTATACAACAGATATGTATACTATAAATAATGAGCCTGTAGATACAGAAGAGATTGACAAAAGTTCATTACAAAAGTCTAACTTTAGTATTGAACACCTGGACGTTACGCAGATAGTATACTCAGCCGCAGACGTAGTAGCTACTTGGGGAGTATTTATAAATCCAACAATTCAGAGAGCTCGCAAAAAACTATCGTATAAACTGGACATGCAAAATGCTAGGCAAGCAGCCGTATATCAGCAGAATAAGCTATACACAGACGTAGAGCTTATTAAAGAAGAGATGAAAAAAGATGAGCAGAAAATATCTGAGTATAAGCAGACGCTAGTAGACTTAGGGTTTAGTGGTTTAAATCCTAATAGCTCTAAGCAATGTACAGCAGCTATGCAAAGATTTGATAGTTCTATAACTAGTAGTGATAAGCAGTCACTGATTACAGCTATTACTTCTAGTAATACACAACTATCAAAACTAGCTGAGACTATTTACAACTATCGTAGAGCTAAGAAAAGTGACGGTATGTTAGAGTCATATAGTCATGGCTGGGTACAGAGTAGGTATAATGTAGGTGGAGCAAACACAGGACGGTTTACTAGTTCTGGTGATAAAGTTTATAGAGGGGTTAATACACAGCAGATACCAAGAGCGCGTAGGAATGTATTTATACCAAGAGATGGTAATGTTATAGTTGGGGCAGATTACCCGACTATTGAGCTAAGAGTAATTGCTAGCTTATATCCAAATATGCTTAATGCTTTAGGTAGATATAATACACAGCTACTTACAGATAAACGATTATTAAAGTATTGGTATGATGTACCTGATGTTATGTATCAGTATTTGAAAGATGGTGTAGATTTACACTATGCTACAGCTAGTAGCCTTACAGGATTATCAATTGAAAAAATTGACTCAGAAACACGATTTAAAGCAAAGGCTGTTAATTTTGGTCTTGCCTTCGGTATGGGCGCACCAGCTTTCCAAGATTATGCTTTTGTTAGTTATGGTATTACTTATAGCATTGACGAATGTCGTAATATTCATAAAGTATATCGCGAGACTTACCCGGAGGTAGATAGAGCGCTAGAGTTTTTTATTAAAGCTTTAAGTAGATATAAAAGTACTTTCTTAGCTAATACTGTTGGTGGGCGTATAGCTAAACCGCGTAGAGTAACTGACGGTATAAATCTAATGGTACAAGGGTCAGCGGCAGATGTATATAAGTTATCAAAAGTACATATGCTTAAAGAAACTGACGGCGAGTCTTTAAAATACGACATATTCCCACTACATGATGCTGCATACTATGATGTGCCTAAACACTTATCAGAAGAGTTTAGTATAGCATTAAAATATAGTATGGAGAAAGCTTGGCGACAATTACTGCAAATAGACTATTTTAAATATAATGACGTGCCTTTAGATGTTGAAGTAAAAGTAGCTGACAGATTAATGAGTTAAGGAGAAATATGAAACATTCTAATTTAGCTGAAATGGAAATACGCACAAAGCAAGATGTAGATTTAGTTATTACACAGATACTAGACTCAAGGGAACTACCGGCCGATATACGTGTGCTTACAGAAGCCGCGCTAGAAGCAGGCGTACAGATTGGCTATAAGTTAGCACAAAATAAACTTAAGTACAAAGACATTCAAAATAAATTATTAGGGTAATAAAAAATATTACCCATAGGACTTCCATATCAGCCCATATCGATCAAAAAATTTAATCTAAGGGGTTGGCTAGGGCCTAGGCCTAATTGGCCTTAAAATTAAAATTTATATTTAAACTTAGTTTAATCTTATTTAATTTCTTTTTAATGTTAGTCTAAACTTATTTCGATATAATATATTATATTGTTTAAAATGCAGTATAACTTACTCATAAAGGATAGGATATGGCAATTACGATTGACTTAAAAGAAGCTACGCCAGAATTTAAAGTAGATTTAGCTCTACAGATGCTGGAAACGTCTCCATTTGCAAATATATTTTTTAGTATAACTGAGCTACTATTGTTAGATAGAGATAGTACTTATAAGCCAGTAGAAGACAAGTCTGTATTTATAGCGTATATAAAAGACGTACTTATGGATAATGCGGCTGCAACTGAGTTCATACTTGGTATGTATACGCATTTACTAGCGACGCACCATGATGACCTTAGAGATCAACTAGAAGCGCTAATTGCTACTGTAGTACCAGTAAAAGCTGAAGATTTAGACGATTTAAAAGATATTATCACAGGAGGCAAAAATGCTTAAGGTAAGTGATACAATTGCACTATGCAGATTTAGAAATTCAAAAACTAGCTATTCGTTTTTAACAGTAGAAGGCGTTACAGATATTATACCTGTTGGTAAAGTAGTTGTGGTAGATACCAAGTCTGGCTATAGCGTTGCTCGTATTACTGCTAAATTAAATCCAGGTGATAAAATGTATGAGCAAGCAAAGAAGGCTGCTTTAAAGCATATTGTAGATGCTGTGAACGATGAGTGGTATGTAGACTTTAAAGAAGGAGTTAGTAATGAGTAAAATACTACTGATTGATGCAGACAGCATCGCATATAAAAAAGCTGATAAAGTACTAGTTGGTGCTAGGCCTTCACAAGGCTTTCAAGTAGAGGAAGATGGCGAAGTTGTAGGCACAGAGCCATGTGAAATTTACACTGAGATACATTATGATGCAGAAGCTGACGTGGACTATGAAGTAGAGTGCGACCTTGATATAGCTAGAGAAGAGGTGCAGGCATTTATTGATGAGCTATGCGAAATAGCAGGCACTGATAAGTACATACTACTTCTAACTGCCGGTGAGCGTACTCGTAATTTATTTGAGCATGCTAATGCTGTTATACCACATATTATTCATGAAGAGTTTGGCATAGACCTACCTGAAGGGCACAGCCTTACTAAGAACTTTAGATATAAAGTATCTGAAGATTTACAACATGGATATAAGCACAATCGTATTCAGAAGCCTTTGCATGGTTATGAGTCAATTATGTATACTATGATTACACAGTTTAACCATATGATTTTTGATTACATTGAGGCAGATGATGCTATTGTAGCTATGCATATGGCAGACCCAGATTGGACTATAGTTGCAGCTATGGATAAAGACGTGCTTAACCAAGTACCAGGCACTCATATTGATTACCATAAACTGGGCAAAACAGAGGATGAGTATCTATACTTTACTGGTGTTGAAAAAGCGCTTTATTATAAGTACTATCAAGCTATAGTTGGTGACCCTTCAGATGGTTATAAAGGTGTACCTGGTGTAGGTCCTAAGAGAGTAGGTAAGTTTATCAATGAAGAGATGAGTGAACGTGACCTATACTTGAACACTGTAAAAGCGTTTGAGTCTAAAGGTATGGGTGAAAAAGAGGCATTAGCTACATTGAGATTAGCAAGTATGCATCAAGTACACTATGAAGATGGGCAGTTCCTAGTTGAGCTAGAAAATAAAGAGAGGATATTATTATGATATTTCACGCGTTCATAGGGCATAAGTATTTAGGCGCTATTAGAGCTAGCAATAGCCACACAGCTTATAAATTAGCTAGAGCTAAGTATGGTATTGTGAATATACTAAGGAGAGCAAGTGGAAGGTATTAAATACGATAAAGGCAAACTACGGTATGGGTTAATCCCGCCTGTAGTTACAAGAGAAATGGCTAAAGTACTTACTTTTGGTGCTGAGAAGTATGGTCCTAACAACTGGCAGTTAGTTGAAGACGCTGAAAATAGGTACTTAGATGCATTATATCGCCATTTAGAAGCATGGCGTGCTGGTGAGTTAACTGATAGAGAGTCAGGGTTATCACATTTATCACATGCAATAACTAATTTGGCTTTTCTCATTTGGCTTGAACAAGATGATACTATAGATGAATGGCATAATATTGTACAGAAGGATTTTTAATGGCAGTAGCATTTGAAGCGCATTATAGAAATTTAGTTCAGCATGTTTTGCAGCACGGTGAAACACGTCATACACGTAATGGTGTAACAAAAGCAATATTTGGTGCCGGTATAACATTTGATTTATCGGCAGGGTATATACCAGTACTTACAGGCCGTAAGATGTTTTACAAAGGTGTACTTGGTGAGTTGGCAGCAATGCTTAGGCAGCCAAAGCATATAAACGATTTTGAGAAGTGGGGCTGTAATTATTGGAAAGACTGGGCTGATGAAGATGGTAGTATTAGAGTAGACTACGGTAATAAGTGGTATGACTTTCACGGTATAAATCAAATGGAGCAACTACTTGACAGCTTACGATATAGACCTATGGACAGGCGCCATATTATTACTGGGTGGGACCCAAGTAGTAGAGATCTTAGTTTACCTTGCTGTCATTTATTGTATCAGTTTTACGTTGATAATAACGACAGAGTACATATGATATGGTATCAGAGAAGTGTGGACACTATGGTGGGCCTACCATCAGACGCTATATTTGCGTCAGCAATGCTACTGTATATAGCAGCGGCTGCTGATTTAAAAGTAGGCTCAGTACAACTAGTACTAGCTGATACTCATATCTATAAAGAGCATTTTGACGATGCATATACATATTTAAACAGGCCTATGCATACACCACCAAAGTATGAGTATACATATACAGGTTTATTTAGACCTGATGATTTACGAGTGTATGACTATCAGCATGAACCTGTAATAAAATTTAAACTAAAGGCATAATATGGTAGGAATATTATTATTGACATATGACAATTGCTATCTAGTTGATGGCAAGATACCAAAAAGACCTATAGATGATAAGCTTATACTTAAGCAATTTTGCGAAGATGCTGCGATTATTTGCTCAGAAAATACAGAAGTTATGCTGCCACCGTCTATACGTAAAGTAGCTAAAGGCGTATATACAAACCCACAGGATATAGCAGAGTTGCTAGACAGTGGCATGCCTATAGTTAATCTTGGTATTAGTACTTTAGATGCTTATAAACCAGATGTATTATTTGTTGTACGCAGCGATCACTTAGGTAAAAAGTGTAAGCAGTTTCGTTTGACTGAGTATAAGAAAATATTTACTGTCTATACAAGTGTGAGGACTATAATTGATGTGTACAAACCAATTTAAGAAGCTACCCGGTACAATTAAGTTAGAGTTGGCTACGCTAACAAGTAGTGAGTTAATACTTACTATGTTACGCAAAACATATGATAAAGAGCGTACAGGCACAATAACTAGCGATGAGGCTATCAAGCAGCGAGATAAAACAATACAAACATTGACAGCATTTACATATAAGGAGAGAAAATGAAATTTGCCACATTGCCAGAGGGGTTTAATAAAGCATGCCACGAGCATAATAAAAATATGCTTAAAAAAGGTTTTTGGGACGATATGAAGTATGTAGAGACAGACACTGACTTTAATCAAGAATTATACAATAACGCTATAGCAACACGACTAGCACTAATTATGTCTGAAGTTGGTGAAGCAGTTGAGGCAATGCGTAAAGATAAGTACGGTCTACGTGAGAAAGACACTTTTGAAGATGAACTAGCGGACACACTTCTTAGACTGATGGATTTAATAGGATTTATGGGTATAGATATAGAGACTCAGTTAGCATGGAAATCAGAACTAAATGCCTCGCGACCATATAAGCACGGAAAGGAGTTCTAATGTGTAAAGACATTATGGCTTTTATAAACGTAGCACACAACGCTAGTGGTGCTATTGCTTTGAAATCAGTAGTTAAACAGCATATAAACTCAGAGTCAGTTAAAAAATTTTTAAAGTATACATTTGATACTATTACTTATAAGTATAACTTTAAAGTAAATAAGAAAGACTTTGATGCGCTGCGTGTAAATATAAATAATGATTGCACTTTATTATTTCATACACTGCAAAACTTACGTAGTAAAACACGCTCTGATGCCCATAGAGAGACTTGTGAGTATTTACTGAAAGAATACGGTATTATTGCGTATTCAATTTTCAATCGTCGTATACCTGGAGTAGCTCTAGGCGCTAAAACTATAAATGCAGCTCTTGGCGAGCCTTTTATAACTGAGTTCCTAGTTCAAAAGGCGAAAGACTTAGACTATAGTAAGTTACCATCTGAGTTTTATATGGAGCGTAAGTATGATGGTAATAATGTATACATTATAGGTGATAGGTTCTTTACAAGAAATGGTGAAGAGTTACATTTACCTGAGTACAGCCAGGACATACGTGATGTTAATTTTGGTGGCGTACTAGTTACTGAGGCTATAGTTAAGTGTGGTAAACTAGGTGAACGCACAATTACACAAGGTATATGCACTAAGTGTAGAGTAGGCACAGCTACAGCGAGTGAACGCCAGGAACTAAAGTTTAAAGTATTTGATTACTTAACAAAAGAAGAGTGGGAAACTAAAAAGTGCAATACACCATACTACAAACGATCCCTACGTTCAATTGCTGCAGCTATGAACTTTGACTGGATGTCTCCTATACATATGGAAGAGGGCTCAACTAAAGAAGATGTACAAGAATTTCTAACTAAAGAGTTAGCCGCAGGCTTTGAAGGCATAGTTGTAAAACCTAAAAATCATAAGTTCTCATTTAAACGTAGTTGGGACTGGATGCGTTTTAAAGAAGCTAAAACTTTAGATGCTAAGATTGTAGATATAGTTGAAGGTGAAGGTAAACATGCAGGCAGACTTGGTGCATTTATATGCGTGGCTACTTATAATGATAAGCAGTTAGAATTTAGAGTAGGCACAGGTTTTACAGATTTTCAACGAGAGCAATATTGGCGTGAGCCTGTAATAGGTAAAGTTATAGAGCTTACGTACAATGAAATTACTGACGATGGCTCTGTAACTATACCTGTATTTAAGTGTATACGTGAAGATAAGCAGGAGTTTGATAATGGCTGAAAGTGATATACAAGAAAAGATACTTAAGTATTTAAAAGCTAATTCAATGACAAAAGTAGACAAAATACATAGCGGTAGTACTAATGGTATAGCAGATATACTTGTATGCCATTATGGCCGCTATATAGCGATAGAAGTAAAAGATGAAGGTAGACGCCCAGAGCCTGATGCGCACCAAGCTTTATGGTTAAATGGCGTCATAAGAGCTGGTGGCCAGGCTATATGTACTAATACATTAGATGATGTAATACGAGTATTAAGAGATACTTCTTACGGGCGCGTACCGTTTAAAATACCAGGTATAGTAAAATTTGAGGGAATGCTATGAGTTTAGTTTTGAATAGATTTGATATTGCATATGGTAATATAGCGGAAGAAGTAGCGAAGTTATCATACTGTAAACGACATAAAGTAGGTTGTGTTTTAGTATGTGACCGACGTATTATTGCTACTGGATATAACGGCACAGAGCCAGGAGTCGACAATATATGTGAAGATGAACATGGCGAGACGTTGCCTGGTGTTGTACATGCGGAGATTAATGCTCTACGTATGGCTAAGTCTTATGGTATATCAGTAGTAGCATGCTCGGCCTATGTAACTCATGCGCCATGCATAAACTGTGCTAAAGAGCTAGTTAAAGCAGGTATAAAGTATGTATATTATACTAATTTAACAAGTACTGGTTCTAAAGGTTTAATGTATTTAACAGCTAATGGTGTGACAGTAGTTCATAATTGGAGGCACTAATGTGGGAATTTGTAGACTACCAAAAAGAGATAGGTAATAAAATAGTTGAAATACTCCAAGAGCTAGGCTGGGCGTATTTAGTAGCTGAAGAGCGTACTAGAAAATCTGGCATGGCTTTATGGGCATGTGAGCGCATAGCGTATAAGAACTACTTAATTATATGCCCAAGTAAGGCTATACCTGGCTGGAAAGACCACTTAAAAAATCTGCCTTTAACTAAGAACTATGATATAGTTAGCATGGATAGTTTACATACTGTAGACGGTGATAAGTATGATATGGTGATACTTGATGAAGCCCATAATTTTGGTAGTACAGCTAGAACTAAAAAGAAGGGCGCTAAGCGGGCTACTATGAGTGAGCGTATTAAGCTAGGGCGTCAAGTAATGAGAAATAAACCTATCATATTTATATCAGCAACGCCAAGCGCACAAGGGTATTATATGCTATACAACCAAATAAACATGTGTACATGGTCTCCTTGGCGTAAGTATACTACTTTCTATAAATGGTTTGAGCATTATGGTATTCCTGAAATTGTATACACAAAACAAGGCCCTAGAACTATACGTACTAAGACAAAAGATGATTTAGTACTTGCTGACGTAGAAAGAGGATTTATAAAATATACAAGAGCTCAGTTAGGGTTTACACAGGAGCCGACAGATAAATTACACTACTTAGAGCCGCCTGAAGTATTCAAGCAAATGTACAATACATTACAACGTAATAAAGTACTAGAGATAGATAATCATGTAATACTTGCTGATAGTGATATGTCTCTAAGAACTAAGCTACACCAACTAGAGGGGGCCACTATAAAATACATACCTGAAAGTGAGACTTACCATGTTTCATTACTTTTAAAATCTATAGCCTTCAAGGCGCAGTGGATACTTGATACATTTGGTGATAGCGACAAGCTAGTTATTATGCATGAGTATCAAGCTGAGGCTGAGCTATTGAGAGAGTTTTTTCCTAAGGCTATGATACTACAAGGTAGCGCATATGCTGAAGGTGTAGACCTGTCTCATATGGATACACTAGTAGTTTATAGCATGAGCTTTAGAACGGTTAAGTATATTCAGAGGCGAGCTAGACAGTGTGGTTTATATAGAGAAGACCCAATAGTGGTGCATTATCCATTAGTTAAAGGCGCTATAAGTGATCAAGTATATAAGACAGTGGCTGAGAACCGCGAAAATTATAATAGTAAGTACTATGAGGAAATTTACTTGTGAAACTTAATATTATATTATAATAGATTTGATTTTAGCCTTATATGGACGTCCATATTAGCCCATATTTGGCCAAAAATTTTAATCTAAGGGGTTAGCTAGGGCCTAGGCCTAAAACTCCTTAGAATTAAAACCTATATTTAATATTTGTCTAATAATTTACATTTTAAACCACCACTCATTTGCTTGTGTACGTTTATTCTCTAGTTTTTGGTTCGCTACAGACTTAATATCTAAAACCCATACTTCACCGTCTTTATACGGCGGCTTTAAATTATGCGCTTTTGCATACTTGCGTAATACTTTTGGTATGTCTTTATCATACAACCGTTTGTACATAGATGCATTACCTGGCTCATCATTATATCTACGTATCATTACATCTGAAGTAGGTAGTACTACATACCTAGCATCTGTAGACATGGCATCACTAATAGCAGCATTTATAGCGTCACGTATATAAGCTGTTTTATCTACGACATATTTACGTACTTCATCTTTAGTTGCATATGGTTTCTCATTACTTAATTCTGCTAGTTGACGTTCCACATTAATATATTCATCTTCCCACTCAGAGTACGCTATACTGTCTTCATTTGGCATAGCAGAGTTAAGCCGGTCAAGCTCATTTTCTAAATCTTCTCGTTCAAACTGATTCTGTTTAAATTGCTCATTTTCTACCGCAAAGTCATAATCTTGTTTAGCTTTCTTAATTAATTGCTCATCACCTGTAGCTATAGCTTTGTCTAATTTAGCTTTTGCTTTATCTACAGTATCTGGAAACATGCCTGCAGATAGTAGGTCATTTTGCAACTCTTGTACATATACAGCTTTTTCATTATTATATTTAACATTACGATATATAGCATGAGACTTATAGTCAGAATAGCCAAAGTGGGTTTCCATAGGTTCTGTTATAGACTCAGGTAGGTCATAAGTATCAGTAGTAAACACGCGCTCATAATGATTTTCTAACGCAGGTAACAACTCAATATTAGACGGTTGGCTTTTATCCATAGTAGTACTAAATCGTGTTTCTGTACCATAGTACGTCCTAGTCATATTACCTGAGTACATTTTGTCTTCTAGTCTTGTTATAATAGCGGGCACTGATACTTTAGTGCCTTCCATTAGAACTAAGTCATCAAATCCTATATCTTTTAAGTAGTTGTCTGAATATCCTTGTTTATTTAGCCATGCTAGCAAAGCCACAGGGTCCATTTTCCTGGTACCATTAAGCACTAACATGTCTAAGTCAGCTAATATATTATCATATTGAGTAAAATTAGCAGGATTAGAATTTCTAGTTTGTACAGCATGATAAGTATCATCTACTTTATTACCTTTAGCCGACACATCAAATTGTCTATCTAAGTAATTGAATGCTTCATCTATAGCTTTATCAGACCACTCTTCTGCTCTTTGCATAAGTCCACGTATAGTTTCAAGCACTTCGTCTTTATTTTTAACATTTCCTTTCTCTGCAACTAGTGTCCTAATCTCACCTTCATTTGTAAAATACTTATACATAGGCGACAGTTCTTTTAACTGTTTACGTAATTCAGGCGTCAATTGATCTTTTGACGTAACGCCTAATTTCTGCATAAGCACTGCGTACTGGTGACTCCACTTAGCATTAGCCATAAACTCTGGCGATATGTCAGCAAATTGTGGGTATTGTTTTTGTAAATTTTTCCACTCAATACCTACAGATGAACCTACTATACGTCTACCATCTGAATAATCTATAGCATGGGCTATTTCCTGCACTAGCTTACCATTATCATCTGAGGTATTGTAATAAATTTTCTTATCGTGTACATCAACCCTAGTAGGTGAGTCAGGCGTTACAACTACTTTATAATCACGCAAATCAGACCATACTTTAGACTCTGATAAAGCTTTAGAATGAACTACTTCTTTTAATGGATATTCGCCTGGCTTTTTGATATTAAATTTCATATCTGTTTTAAGTATATTAAATACTTCATTTTGAGCACCATGTGGTACATATATATCTGTGTTGCCTTCTTTAGCCATAAATGTAGGTTCCGCTGCTGCTCTGGTAGTCTTAGTACTTCTAGCATCAAAGTAGGCGCTATCCAATTTACTCAATAACTGTTCGTAGGTTAAGTCAGAACTTATATTTAGAGCCTGTAAACCTCTTGCTTGCTGTGTTAAAGCTTTATCCATAATACTAAGCACTCTAGCGTCGTCTATGCTACGTACATCAAAAACTCTTTCACCTTTAAGTAGGTTAATGCCATTACGTATATTATAAGTTTGCCTAGCATAGTCGAATGGGAAGTGCTGTATTACTGAAGCAATAATATGACCAATAGCCCTTGACTGCATCTCTTCTTGAATACTTGATCTACCTTTACTACCAGTCTCATACTCAGTTCTAGTGCCAGGGCGTATTTTACTACTACCTATATATTTAGCATTCATAGCCATTAACTCTTTCATTTGCGCTGCGCGCTCAGTAACTGTATGCATTTGACGTGCGTCTCTATATAGAGCCCAGAAGTTAGCTCTACCAGTTTCAGTAAGTATACCATCTTTAGTAAATAATGAGGCAAAAGCAGTATCCTCTAGTTGCTCTAATTGTTTACCAGATAGTAATTTAGTTAATGGCGCATAACTATCTGAAGACATAAATTTACGTAAAGCAGTGGCTTTTGTCTCTGTTGGTGCATTACTATTAAATATAGTTCTAAGCCCAGTGGCACTTTGCATCCAGTCTTTTAATTTAACAGCATCTTTCATAGTAGAGTATTTAGAATAAGCAAACTCATCTAAGTGTGTAAACGCAATATCATTAAACATAGACTCTAGAGGCATACCACTAGTAGTTTCAGCTCTAGCTTTTAAATTGTCTGGTATTAAGCGCTCTAGTTTAGTTATATCTGCTAAGTTGTCAATACTAGGCTTATCGTCTAAAAACTTCTCTACTGAACGTAATACTCTACGTTCTTTCGGGTCCATATCATCAATAGCTCTACGTAAACTACCAGTAATTTCATCTGAAAATACCGGTGTATCAAGTTTTACTTTTTTAGAAGTAGCCGCAAAGTCTGCTATATATGTGCTGATATCATCGGTTATTTGATTTATTGCTGTGCGCATATCTGCTATAAGCTCTTCTACTTGTTCTTTAGCAGCCTTCTTTAAACCAGCCGGTGAAGGGTCATCTATATGTTTAATATCAAAGAGTTTAGACATTACTTTAACTACAGCCTCTTTAGACTTCTGTTCTGTAATACGTTGTGCTTGTGGCGAGTACTCACTGGCCGCAGCAAGTATGCGATCTATATTATCATATTTAGCTCTTAGAGCAGTTGCTTTATCTGCCGGAGTCAACTCAGACATATCTATATTAGCATCCTCTGCATACTGTTTATAAATAGTTGTAAGCTCATCTTTAGTTACGCCGGCCGATTTCTCTAGCTTAGCTAAATTTAACTCTTGTTTAGCCAAATCAGTACCTAAGTAGTGCGTTATTACGGGCGAGACTGTCTTACCAATCGCTGAAGCGCCTGCTGGAATAACCATACCGGCCACGCCACCAACTACTGCACCTTTCCAGTCAGCGCCATACCCATACGCAAACATAGCACCAAATGCAGTATTACGAGCTAAACCTACTTTACTCAAATTGCCAGCAGTCCATAGCTTGTCAAGTACTGGCTGCGCTTTACCTAATGCTTTAACTGTTTTATCTGCTTGTATAGCTTCCGCTAGCATTGTCCAACCGCGTACTGTGCTATTAAATGGTATAAACATAGCAGGAATATTACCATCAAGAGGTATTTCTAACGGACCTACTTGTGATACAGTACCAAATTGTTTTTGCGCATCAGATATTTCTTTCGCTTCTACTTGTAATTCATTTGCTTCTTTTGTATCACCAGTTAGCCTATTAAATAGTATTCTACCTGCTCTTAATGGTGCAGCTATAGTGCCGCCACCTATAGCATCAATTACGTAATCATCTACTTTAGAAGCAGGCATAATACCAGCCATTCTATGTAGAGCGTCTCTATATAGTTGCTCAGCTTCTGCGCGATCAGAGCTATCATACGGTATTTTCTTAAGCTCAGCACGTAGCCTAGCCCGGTACTTGTTACGTAAATGTTGTTCAATACTATTTAAATTAGCCGCTACAAATGGCTGTAACTCTTCTGACACACCTTTAAGCAGTGTACCTTTAAATACTTTATATTTAGTCCAGGCTTCTTGAAAGTCATACTTAGACATTTTTTCATATAAAGCGTCCGCTGTATCTTGCTCTGGTGTTTGTTGCACTTGTTGTTGCGGTTGTATAGGATTGCCGTGCTGGTCTATATCTACTTTATTACCAAAACCATAATCTTGCTGTACTGTATACTGATCGTTTACATCTTGTGGAAGTACGTTGTTTTGCTCCATTCTATCCCTTTTTCATATTGTAACCAGCAGGTGCATACTGATTATTAATACCCATTGCTTGTGTTAATTTACCTGTATTAGCACTTATATTACCTAAATTATACCCTTGGCCTTGGCCTTGCGCAGTTTGTCTTGGGTCTTCAGTAGGTAAGCCGCCAAGCATTTGTTGAGCTAATTCGAATAGTTCTACAATCTCTGGGCTGTGCTCAGATTTAAGTGTTTTAGCATAAATTTCATTTAGACGTAAGTATAGCACAGGATTTGCTTGGTTAAGAGTCATACCAGGATTACCGTTAATCATAGCCTCAAGTATAACGCGCTCAACTTCCTCGCTTTCGCCATAAGCAGCCGTTTTTACTTCAATATCTACGTCAAAATCTGGTGATATATCAGTGTCAGGCTCATTGATTACTTTATGTTGAATAGCGCCGTCAGGATTAAGTATAAATTCACCATTATCATTTAATAATGGTTGAAGTACTGGACGCCACTGTATATTGCCTTGATAATCTAACCTATCTTCAGGCATCATAAATGGCTTATTTACTTCAGCCCATCTATCTCTACCTAATTCATCTTGTAACCTCATAACTCTATGTGCTGTGAAGTATCTCTTAGCTAGTGTAATAAGGTCTTTACCAAGAGTTCTATAAATATGCTCTATATGTCGTGTAAAGTATCTCAAAGCAACTACTGAGCTATTTTGCTGTAATTGTACTTTTCTACCACTATCTGATGCTGCCGCTAGCCCAAGAAAACTATCATTAATACCAAGTATAGCTTGTATACGTTGTATAGCTGAGTCAATAATATGATACTGCTGTACAATGTTTGGGTTAACATTTTCCATGCGGTAACCATCTAAATCTAACATAGGAATTACAGCATTAACTCTATTATATTCAGTGACAAAAGTGTCCAAATCATCAACAGCATTTTCATCTACAAATACTTTATTTGTATTTACAAGTAGCTGTATCTGCAGCACAGCTTGGTTAATAGCTTTCTGTGACTCAATAATCTCTCTGAATATGCCATAGAATTCTGGCTTAGACTTACCTTTATGCAGCCTAAAACATCTATATGGCATATAGTCTATAGTTGTCTCATATATAATATGATTACCACACCAATACGTATCTATATACTTATTAGAGTTTGGTTTACGAACTACAGATCTTACAATAAGATACATATCTTGTTGTTTAAATCGGCCTTTGCTAATATTTAAAAAGTTAGACTCAATATCTGCTAATGGCATACCAATACTATTATCACCGTGCTTAGCTAAAGTTGCGGCTCTGCGCTTACCAAATAACTTTTGAATTTCAGTATATGGCAGCCATTCCCATTCATGGGTGTATCTAGCTTTGCTATAGTCATTTGAGTCATCAAGTATATCCGGTAGTATACGTTTAGATGGTATAAGCTTTAGTTGTATGTCTGTAATTTTACGGCCTACTGAGTCTGTCTTACCAGTATCAAGTATTGAGTACTTGAATGCTGTAAGCCCTGTAAGAGCTGCTTGCTCATTTATTTCATCTTGCAAAGTAGTCCATAGATTTTGCTTTAAAATGTATTGCAAGGTACTGTCTAATCTACGAGCAAAATCTATAGTATCATAGCTAGTCGGTTTAATTTTTATATCTGTGACTACAGTGCTAAGATACCCAACTAGATTACGAGTATACTTCTTTATGACGTTATATGTCTCTATAGGCCTGCCAGACTGGCGCAGTTCATTAATTTGATTTGCGTCATATTGATTATCATCATACAGATCAAGCACTAGCTGTGCTTCATTATGTGACGGCTCCCAGTTATCAACTGCTTCTTTAAAATATTCTTGTATAAGTCTTAGCCTATTATTAGGTGCAGCCAAAGACTCGCCAGACCCTAGGTTTGGAGCGTCAATATAGTTACCACCTTGTCTCTTCATCAGAAGGCTCCTTTAATTGCTGCTTGTGTAGCAGCATTGATTTCACTTATAATCTTCTTAGTATCTATAACTTTAGGCTCTTTGTTATTTGTGTATGTTGCCGGGTCAGCAGCTGTCATAATAGGCTTCAATTGAGCTTTATAAGTAGCCGCATGCATTGGATAGTGCGCACTCAACCTGTCTATAACACCATCTAATATAGTACCTTGGTGTTGTACGAATGACTGCGCAGCAATAAATGCTTTATGCAAATCGTCTAGTTTATTTTGGCCAAGTAGTGTCGTATACACTTCACGCTCTTTGTCGGTAACAGCTAGACCAGACATTGCTTTAACTAGCGAAAACATAGCTAGCTGTGCCTGATTCGACAAATTCATTTGTGCTACGTATTGTTGCATTTCATAGTTCAATTTATCCATCTCGCCTGGCTGCATAGCTTTTTTAATATCCATATCTTTTATAGAGTCATTTGGTACTTTAGAGAATATTGCGTTTAATGCTTTATCAATAGCGTCTAATGATTTAACATTACCAGAAGCAACTTGCTCAATTATTGGTGTAAATGTTTGTACTGCCTGCATACGCTCATCAATTACAGGTACCACTTTATTCCATGTAGGGTCTTTTTTAAGTAAGTCGTTCTCTAGCATATAGGCTTTTTGCGCAGGCTTAGTTCTTATTAAAGCCTGGGCTGTTTCTGGGTCTTTGGCAGCAGATACTTCATCATAAATAGACTTAGCATCTTCTAACGCACTTAAATTATACTCAGTCTTCTTAACAAACGCTGGGTTCTCGTCCTCTAACATTTGCTGCCCTATAGCTTGCTCTAATGCTTTAGGGTCATTCTCAAGCTCAGGATTTTTAGCAAGTACTTTAGTTCTAGCGTTTCTATAAGTAGCTGTTGGCACAGGCTGACGTGTAGCTTGTGTTTCATTTAAAGCTTCTTTATACTTCTTAGCGAGCTCTTCATCGCCTTTATATATTGCAAGAGCATAAGCACGCCTCAGCCCGCCAGCAACTACGGCTTTTGTATACTCTGCTTTATCTTGTTCGGATAAATAATCTAAAAACCCAGTAGAGGCGGCCAACTCATCTAGTTGTAGCACTTCTTTACTGCCATCTGCCTTGGTAATTATATAAGTGTCATCACCAAACTCTTTAATGGCTTTTATTTTATCTTCTTTAGACATTTTAAGAAGCGCGTTCTCATCAAAGCCTGACTCTAGAAGTATCTCATCCTCTATGCCATCAAGATCATCTACTTTACTAGCTACTTTAAAATCTACAGGGTTATCAAATACATCCTGTGCCTCTGGGTCTTTTAGTATCCAGCGCTTAAGTAGTGTTGCATCGTTTTGCTTAGTTGCTACTTTCATCGCTTCGAACATATCGCGCTTAGAAATCTCTTTACGTGTCTGATCAATCTGCATTTGTGCTTGCTCTATAGCTAGTTGAGTAGCATCAATTTTCTGCTGGCCTTGCTGCATTTGTAAATTATGCTGCTCTTGTTGCATTTGTAATTGTTGTAGTTTTTGGTTTCTCTGGTCAACTAGACTCATACCTTGGCTAGTACCAATTATAGCATTTCCAATACCACTCATCCTGTAGCTCCTGTAGAATTTAAAGTCGGGTCTGTAGGTGTGGTTGTGTTTGTATCTGTTTTAGTTTTATCTATTTTCCATTTGTTATATCTGTCATAAATATCAACAACTCCTGCTACAGCGGCTTGACTTTGCTGATCATTATATTTCTGCCAAGCTAAGTCTTGTTGTGACTGTGCACTTACAGCACTTGCAGCATTAGGTTTAGCACCTGCCATACTAGCATAAAATTGTTGTTGTTGCTGAGCTACGTAATCATCCGCAGACGCATACAATTCAGCTTTACTACTTGCTAAGCTCTGCAACATATTATTTGTCGCGCCTAAACTAATGCCACCTTCAAGGTTTAAACCGCGGTTTGCAAGCTCTTGTTTTAGCCGTTGCTGTGCCTGCGTGTATTGTTTTTCTAACGCCTCGTTGCCTTTAGCTATATAGCTAGTAGCACTTAAGTTGTTATAATGAGACACTAAGTTCTCTTCTATAGGCCCAAACATAGCCTCCCATTTTTTCTCACGTTGTAATTTATACGCTGTATAAGCATCTAGTTGTGTTTTCTGTTTACCACTACTGTCTATAGCTCCGCCTATAGCTCCGCCTATAGCTCCGCCAGCAGGATTACCGCCAGTTACTAATAGGCCTGCAGCTGTGCCTATTGAAGACCAAAAACCCATATAAATCTCCTTTTAGATATTATATCTAGTTTTTATTTAAAGTTTGCTTAGATTTTGACTTAATATCAACCTGAGTTAGCCTAGTTTCTAAATCTAATACTTTCTGCTCTAAAGTAGCAATTGTATTTTGTAAGTATTCTAAATATGCTTTTACTTCTGAATCTAAATTACTAGGTATTGGGTATCTAATCATAGCGTATCACCTAAATCAAATGTTATTTCTGTGTCATAAACTACACCTGTACCATCATATACAATACTTATTTCGTGGCCAACATCCATCTCAGCATTGAGTGAAAACACTACTTCTTTAGGCTTATCTGTTAATTCTAGCTGTACTGAATTAACTATACTATTATCTATACGTACTGTGATAAGCATCTGACCTTTATATAATAACCGCACTTGGCCATACATTTTAGTATAGTAATGTTTAGGCTGAGCAACTAGGTTAGTGTGATAAAATAATGGTAGCTCATTACCAGCAAATAGTATACCATACTGACTTTGCAGAGCGCCATAAATTTTACCTCTATTCATATATAGGGTCTCTATTTCTTGTGAAGAGTATTTGGTTAGCTGATTTATTTGCATATCATACTTATATATGAAATTGTCTATTAGTAAGTAGTAGTCGGTAAGTACGCTAGCACTACCATACAAATCACCTAATACAAATGTCTCTGAGGTGATTGTATATTTATGTAATGGCTGAACTGTATAACCATTAGTGGCGACTAGTCCAACAGATGACAGCCACACTACATTATTATCAACACCACACATAGTCTTAGCATGTACACAATCAATATCATCAGCGAGCTTTAGTACTTTAAAAGTAGTCACTGAGTCGCCAACTATACTATACACAGAGTTATTAACTGTAGTAACTATAGTAAAATCTCTAAGATGGTATATACTAGTAACATCGCTATCAAATAATAGGTAGTTGCTATACTTAATAGTCCAAGTGCCTAGGTCTGTAAACCATACTTTATTCTCATCTGCAATAAATAACGTATTATTACTGCTTGTTAAATACTTAGGATTAAGATCTTCTATATTGTCTAATGTGGTAAGTATCTCGCCAATATCTGTATCTGAGTCTAACGTTATAGTTAAGTCGGTAGTAGTGGTATATAGCATATACTCAGTATTAGCACCTAAATGTCTAAATGGGCCAAATCTATAAATTCTGATTTCCCAGCCAGGCTCTAAGCTATCAACTGATATAGTGTAACGCTTAGGTATTTGCTTTGTAAAATATGTGAATGCTTTTGTATTAAGTGCTATATTATGGTCATAGAAGTACTTGTACATATCAGTACGCTGCTGGTCTGTAAAATCTTCTAGTATATCCCTAGTCCTATACGAGCAGTAGTGGAATAGCCTATTCTCTTCCCCTGGTGCATCTTGTACTACAGCATAAGCAGTATAAAATAAATCGTCTCTTTGGCTGACTGGTATCTCACCTGTAAAGGTACGCATAAAGTTATATATAGCGTCACTCTCAGCGGAATTAAGGCCGGATAAACCGCTAGCGGTAGATATATAGCTACCATCAATTACTACATTATCTATAAAGCCTCTTTCTTGTAATAAACGCACTTCATCTTTAGTAAGCGTATCACCTACTATACCGCCTGACACACTAGGTCTAAGCGCGGCTAAAATAAGCGGTTTAGTTTCATAATTAGTACTAGGATTATAATAAGTAATACCAAATTGCAAAGGGCCATCAGCTGCTATATCTTTATCAGATAGTAGCTCATGCAAAGTATATACACCACCATCTTCTTGGCCTGCTGACCCAGGATTTAATGCTATGCTAGCAGAAGGCTTAGATTTTGGTATAGTATGTGTAACACCATTTTTATACAATGTTAAAGTACCGTCTTTAAGTGTAACAATGCTATTAAGTACTTGAGTTATATATGTGTCTTTATCTACAGAGTAAGTATCATCACCTATAATATAAGGCCACGCAGTTTCACTAGGCGTAAAATCGAAGCCTTTACTGCTTTTTAGTGTGCCGTCTGTTACGTCACAATTTAGCATATCTATAGCAGTATTTACTTTATTATACTTAGAGTGTAGTTTATTGACAATACCACCGCTAAAGTTTTCTATATATACATTCATACCTATCCTTTATTAGTATTATAAAGGCCTCCTACGAGACCTCTAAATACTAACGTCGCTCAAAGTGTGGGGCGTCATTAAATCGCCCACCCCATCTGTTTTTACTATCTAAACTTTCCCAGTACTCTCCGAGCGGACGGTACGCTTCTTTACTGGTAATATACTTACCGTCTATGAATAGATTAAGATCACCTGCCTTTCGTTTTAAATGCTTAGAGTTATATGTCCAACTCAACCCTTTAGCGACGTAGTATCGTTGCTGGTACATAGTGCGGTATAACTCACCAGCAGTCAACTTATACCCATGCCGCTCAGCCCATTGTATGAGCTTAGCATAATCTTTCAAAAATTCCCATTGCTCATCAGATTGACTAGCATCAACCACCGCTTGCGTACTCTCATCTTGTATCATTATCATAAAGGAGGGATAGGCTAAGTATGTAGCAATAATGAGATACACACCAAGCAGTAGTCGAACTAGAGCTTTCATTTTTGTACCTCCACTCGTATATGAAATACTTCTTGCACTGCCACTTCTACTGGTTTAGATTGTAGAGCGTCAGCAAATGACTGTAGTATTGTCATATCATGTATTTGTGCTACTATATCAGAATAAGTTTTATCTGACTTAGCTCTAATATCATCCAGAACTTTATACACATCTTGCGTCATTTTTGTTTTTGTCTCCATTTCAAATATTTGTTTACGTCTGCCTCGTACCTATCTATGATAGCCTCTTGCTGCTTTACTTTAGTAACTAACTTTTTAACACCATTTTCAAGAGTTCTAATATGTACTTTATCGCCTTTCGTCGTAATGATTTTAATCTTAAGTGGCGCAGGCCTATCATAAATCTTGAACCCTTCATAAGTTTGGCACTCTTTAGTGGAACACCCAACCAGTGCCATCAAAGTGACAGCCGCAAGGCTTAGGAGCTGCAAGTATCTCATAGTCTTTTCCTTTATCAATTTTCTTTTGTATTTGCTTAGGTACTGTGACCTTCAAGTCTTCTACCTTTCTAACTAACTGTAGCTCACGCTCACAACTTTCTTTTTCTACTTTTAACATGTCAACACCATGCTTTACTTGTTGCTTACATAGTTTTAGCTCTTGCTTAATATTAGAGTATTTACCGTACCAATAAGTAGTATCGAAGTATAAAACTATGTTAGCAACTAATGACACGGCTAACATTACTAATAATGGTTTATTTAAACTCAAGAGGCTCATTAGTCATCGCCCTAATAATATAAATAACAACTAGTGTAACTACCGCGTAGCCACCTATTGCAGCGA